TATGTTTTTACTATCATTGCCTCCAGCAATCTCAACACACCGTATCCAAGTATAATTTTAAATACCAACATCTAATTTAGTTTGAAGTTTCTTTATTTCTTGTTCTAACTCTTCTATTTTTTTATCAGCAATTCTTGCTCTTTCTACTGCTCGTATCTTATCACTACGATATTCACTTAACGACTGTTCGTATAACCTTTCGTTAGTTATTAGATTGTGTACATAAAACCCTACTTCCTGCCACGCAAAATAAATTTCGTTTAATGGTTTGTTGTCTGGTTTTGCTCTACGTGATTTTACAATATACTCGCCTACGAAATTAAAGTTAGCATAGTATTCACCCTCCTTAATGTTATTTAGTTTCTTGTTCATTGTTAATTGTTATTACTTCTGCATCTACTACTGGTAGCATTGCAATTTCTTTTGGTATTTTATTTGTGTTACTGAACTCAGTTGTTTTGTTATGGTATTGTATTTCCCAAACAGGGTTAACAATATACAAATTAAATCTATATATTCCTTTTGGTGTATAATTTATGTACATAGGTATATCTAAATTATCATCGCATTTTGCAATCATAGCATCATACTTTTTCTTTTCAATTAGCAAAGTATCGTAATGCTTGCCTCTGCATTTTAATTCTATCCTGTGGTATGTTTTAGGACTGTAGCAATCCCACCTACTCATCTGGCTTTTAGCCTTAACCAAATCAGGATAGCAGCAAGTTAGTAAATATTCAAAAAGGTCTTTTTCTTTCAAAGGTATTGGTTATAAACTGCCTGTAAGTCTTTCCAAACTACCTTTCCAAAACTACAAGGAGTACATTCAACTTTGGTTTTAAATATTCTTTCGTAAATGTTTTTGTACGTTTCCTGCTCTTCAGGTGTCCACTTATTCTTTTTAGTTTCTACTGCCATTTTAATTAAATCAAACTCCTGCTCTGTTAAACACTCTGGTTTTTTGTACCTAAACATTTCATTTAATTTAACCTTTCGTTCATCACACCCACAATCTTCACCAGCTAAAAACTTTACTGCTTTCTTTATTCCTGTTGCTTTTGTTATCTTCTCAACTGTATCTCCAAGTCCTTCACTTGCCTGTGCGTGTTTAGCTTTCCATTCCTTGTACTCTTTAGTGCGTTTGTCTCCTTTAAATTCTGTCATAATCTTTATTTTTATAGTCTAAGTAATCTTCAGTAAACTGGTTTTTTATTTCTTGCTTAGCGTGCTTTAGCGAATTAAATATACTCACCCAACTTATATTAGTTTCTGCTGCTATACCCCTTATACTTAAATCTGTATCTCTGTAAAGTGTAAATAGCTTTTTTTCATACCACCTCCATCCTTCAATATGGTCATCTATCATTGTGCAGATTTTATGAAATGCTACTTGCTCATCCATTTGATTATCGTCTGGAATTTGTATGGTAAATTCTTCATCATCAATAGAAACTTTACTAATCTTTTTTTTAGAGTTGTAATACTGATAGTAAAGAGAACGACAACAAAAGTAAATATAACCCCTGCTAACGATACCATTTCTAATAACTTTGTTTTCATCTGCATACTTATATATCGTCAAATACATTTCTTGTACAATATCTTCGGCAAAATCATATTCGCCAAAACTTTTAACAATAGCTATCCATTCGCTATGTCTTTCAGCTACTTTTGCGAGCCATTCAGTCGGTTTATCCATATCACATTAATACTAATTATACCTAGCAAACATTGTAAGGTAATTTCATCTTCTTGTTCGTATTGTTCTTTGTGATATAAAAAGCCAAACATTACACCTCTAATAGGGCTTATTATAATTTCTGCACCTTTAATTTGACCAATAATCAAAAAAGTAAATGCAACTAGTAATAAAAGCCCTATGAATATCATACGTTTAGTTTTTGTATTTTGTTTTCATTATGTATTAAATCTTTGCCTAAGTATTCAAAACCTACATTATTCTTTTTCATTCTTAATTGTATAGGTTGCTCAAATGTAGTAGGTCTACCTCCTGTTTCGTTTTCTTTTATTTTCAAGACGTGGATATTGCTATACATCCAATCAGTTGGGTGTGCTACATACCTATGAATACACCAAATATCATCAGCTCTAGAACTGATTTTAGAACCGCCTTCAGCATCACTCATTGCTAATGGTCTAGTTAAACCTTCATATTCGTGTCCTGAATGATGAACCTGCCTTAAAGCGCTTGTTACTCCGTGAGCATTTACACAAACCTGAACTTTATTTTTTTTAGTAAATATTCTTAACTCTGTCAATACTTGATAATCGTATTCGTGTGCATTACCTACCATCTTTAATATAGCAGCATCCTTAGCTAAACTGTTATAAGGGTCTATTAACAAGCCATCGTAATTCCAAGCTTCTTTAATTTGTTGTGCTTCTTTTAATAAACTCTTATAGGTGTACATATCCTCAACGTCAATTATTTTAAAATGTTTATTAGCCCATTCAACAGCCTTACTAATTAATTCATCAGTTGCTACTTGTATAGGCTTACCCATTCTAAACTCAATAATCTTTCTAAGTATTGATTCAGGTGTATTTTCGCTTGACCATATAACAAACTTTAAATCGTGTAGCTTTGCCCATAATACATAAAAGTAAATTAAGGTCGTAGTTTTACCTACGTTCGCGTGTCCAATAGCTATTAATAAGTTTTTTTTAAACCTTATATGCTCGTCAATCTCTGGTACACCTATTTTAATACCTTCTTTTACTCTTCCGTACTTTATATCTAATATCTTGTCTTGTAATTTCTTTGCTTGTGCTATCATATACTTTGTGGTAATCTATTGTACTTTTTTTCCATTCCTATCGTTTGTGCTTCTTCTTTTTCAATATAATATCCTACTATTGGATTTACTTTGTAGTTCCAAAAATCGATAGGCATTTCTTCTCCATCTTTTAGTTTTCTCATTTAAAGGTATAAAAAAAGGGGAAATTAATCCCCTAAGTTAATTAAAATGGTAAATCTGCTGTTTCTTCCCTTGCAGGGTTTTGCGCTTGATTTGTGTGTTCTGGTATATTATTTTCTATCTTCCATCCGCTCACACTAGTATAGTATTTACCGTTGTATTCTCTACCTTTTAAATTAATACTAACCTTTACTGGGTTTCCTATATTATAGTTTCCAATAGCTTGTACTGACTTACCAAAAAATTCAATTTGTATATCCTGTGGGTAATCGCCCTCAGTTGTTACAACAATATTCCTTTTTGTCCATTCATTACCTGATTTAGAAGTTCCTGACTCAACGTCTTGAATAAGTTTGATGTTTCCTGTAATTTCCATATTTCTACTTTTATTGATTGATTATTATATTTAGTTGTGTAATATATTTTTTTTATTTTACAATTTTGATGCTTTAATAAGGTCATTTTCCATTTTATTAGATAAATTATATTTTAATTTAACCTGATTAATGTTACCATTTTCTTTCATATAACTATATACTTTAGAATGTTCAGGAGTCCCTTCTTTTAAATATGGCTTTTGTTTTGTTACACCGCTTGCTACATTAGCATCATCATCTACAGCCTGTAAACCTAACAAAGAAGCTAAGGTATATCTTCTATAATATGTAATAGCAGAACCTAACTTCTGTGGGTCATTTATTTCAGGTAGTTTTAAAGCCGATATAACGCCCCCTGTACCATCAATACAAATAAGCTTACTATATACACAATCTTCCTCTATTGGCTGTAATAGAAGTAACCTGTGCTTCTTTAGTAAAGGGTTCAGTTGATTGATTAGTGAGTTAATGTCAAAATACTTTGACTTGTAAAAAGGATTACTTGCATCCTTACTAATTGTACCTATCTCTTGTTGGAGGTTAAATAACTTTTGATTAATACTTGTTTCTTTCATAACTTAAAATTAATTGTTTTTTTAATTGTTCTAACTGTTGTTCGTAATATTGCTGTTCTAACTGGCTTCCAATCAGTTCAGCTTCGTGTATAAATTGTTCCATATTGTAAAGTTACAAAAAAAATATTAATAAAAACAAAAAAGGGTAAGAACTTAATCCTACCCCTTTTAACAAAGAACAATATATACAAGAATTATCAAGTAAGTTTTTTCAGTCGTTCACTATAGTCAGCAATCATTTCTTCTAACTCGATATTTGTAAATTTACGCAACTCCCTACTTTCTTCAAGTAGCTTTTTAGACAACTTATTACCAAGATATAAACTATACTTATATTGTTCACCTGCTCTATATACATTACAAGCTACACACTGAGGCTGAACATTTCTTTCATCCCAACGTATAGAATAATGTTTTCTACTCATAAAATGCCCTGCTTGGATTTCTTTCCAAAAGAACGTCTTATTGCAAGTAACACAAGTACAATATCCATTGTTGTCCGCATTTGATAATCTTATAT